ACACGGGGCTTTTTTCTGGGCGAAAAGGCGAGCCCACAGACAAAGACCTCTATGAAAAGGTAAAAACAGAGGCAAAGGCCAAGTTTGATGTCTACCCTTCAGCGGTCGCCAACGGCTGGGTCGTACAAGAATACAAGCGTCGTGGCGGTAAATACCAAAAGACGGCCACATTGGAAAAAAGCGCCCTTGACCAAAATGAAGAAGTAAAAAAGGGCGGGATTCTCAATAGCGTCATTGCGGGAGTTGTTGCTTCCCACCACGTTCAAATGAGTTCAGCACTTGTCGGCGGAATCGCAGGAGTTGCCACCGCCCTTGCCTTGGCAAACAAGAAACTGAACGGTTCAACAGACCCAAATACAATCGCCAGCGTCGCTCAAAATGCGGTAAACAACTCAATCACCATCGACTCAGGGCCAATGGCAGAGGCTTTGACGAGTCTCTACCTCGAATCTGGAAATGCTGGCGTTTTGGCGGGTGCGGGGCAAGTTGGTTTTTCCAATCCAGACGCCCAAAAAGCACTCGACGGCCTAATGAAGAATCAGGCTCAGATTCTTAAAGGTCTGGATAAGACGACCCTTTCACTCATCGCCACCTCAATCCAACAGGGCATAATCAGCGGAGCAGACATTGGGGATGTGACGAGCCAAATAAATGCCCTAGTCAACAACCCCGCCCGTCTCAACATGATTCTCCTCACCGAATCCGTAAGGGCATACAACGCTGGGATTCTGGGGGTCTACGACCAGGCTGGAATCAGCCAATTTAATTGGATTTGCACGGAAACCGCTTGCGAGCAATGCGAGGCGGAAGAAGGTGTCCATGACATGGGCGACGACGTTCAGCCACCGTTGCACCCCAACTGCCAGTGCGAAATAACGCCGGTCGTGGAAAACCAGATGACGAAAAACTACGACCCGCTTGGAACTTTTTCAGCACCGGCAAAGCACTCAGCCGATAGTGCCCAAGAATCTGCCATGAAGGGCGACCAACTTCGTCAATTGGGCAAGTGGGAGTCAGCGACAATCGCACATCAGTTCGCTGCTTCTAAATTTCGGGACGCTGCTAACCATGAACGCTCATCAAACCACCCTCACAGCGCCGACAATGCACGGATTTTGGAAGAAAAAGCGGGCGAGCAAGACCAGCAGGCCAAGACCGCCTACATGATGTCTGTCGCTCCGACACACTCTCCAGCCGAATCACAGATTACAAAGTACGAAAACCCACCGTTCAAGCAAGGCGCTCAGGACTGGGGCTACTTGGACACCGCAGAGCATGTCCTCCTACCCGATACCCAGGCAAATTTTGAAAACGAAGATGAGTCAAGCAGTTCGACCGACCACATCCAACCAATAAGCGTTGCCTACATTCAGGGTGCATTGGGTGAAGCGAATGAAGACAAGTAACCGCTTCGTCTGGCAAGCAGGCGACGTTGTTTTTACCAAAACGGTTTCCAAGGGTGACACCCCAGGTCACGAATTCCACGGTAATCAGTACACGGGGGGCGAAGGTGGAACCGCTACTTTGGAACGTCCTGAAATACTTCCGTGGCAAAAGAGCGACGAGTGGGATGGCGTCTTAAAGTCCTACGACTGGATACGTCAGAACTGCACTGGTTTTACCGACCAAGTTGGCAGTGGCATGACCCCAGCCGACTCAAACCTTACAAGTGCCGAAAAGAACGCTTTTACCGCATACACAGTGAGCGGTTTCCAAAACATCAACACCGGGCTTCGAACGGGTGAGTACCCAAGCGGTAAGGCACCCGCCGTGGACATAATGCAAAAGGCGATTATGTCTAATACTTTAAAAACGGGGGCTGTCGTTTTTCGTGGCGTGGACAAATTCAACATGGGGGCGAACAAGGGGAACAACAACACACTTAGTTCTGGCGATATATTCACGGACAAAGGATTTGTGTCAACGTCTCTCAGGCAACCCGTAGCCGAAAACTTTTCTCGCAGTCTGGCGATTCCAGCAGTGGCAGAAATCACCGTCCCCGCAGGAAGCAATGCAATTGGAATCTTGCAAAATGAGTCAGAACTGGTTTTACCATCAGGCTCATCGTTCAGAATTGATTCTGACGAGGGCGGAGTTGTGAAGATGACGTATCTTGGCGTGGGTGTTCAGAAGGGCATCTTCCAGCCAAACTTCCAAACCTTCACCAATACGGACATAGTTCGAAGGGCACCGCTCGAAGGAGAGTTCAAGGGCAACCAGAACAACGGCTTCACCTACGTCGACTTTGCCGACGGTTCCCGTGGAATCGAAAAGCAAATGAAGGACTGGTACGGAAACAAGACCGGGCGCCTTTACAAGGCCGAAGTCCTAGCAGCCCAAGAGTTTTTAGCATCCCGTGTTGGCGCAGTAATGAACGCCCCCGTCCGTGACTGCCTTTTCTCATCAACTGACGCAAAAACCGTAATCATGCCCTATATCCTCGGAGAATCGGGCGAAGAGCGTGGCGGGGACGATGTACCAGACAACCACCAAGGTGCCTCGCTTCGCCTATTTGACTACCTCACAGCGAACTCCGACAGACGACCTAAGAACCTTATGTTCGCAACAGATGGTCGAATTGTGGGTATTGACCACGCACTCTGTAACTTCAGGCTTCGTGAACCATCACCTGAGTTGATTTCTCAACTTTGGAACCACGGAGTAAACGCCGAAAGCCTTTTGATTCTGAAGCCAAAGTTGGAAACCCTTCGTGGCATTTTTACCACAATCGGTATGTCGGACAAGTTTGACAACATGATGGCCAATTTGGAATCTCTTATTGACAAGTTCCAAAAAATAGAGAATTACGCCACAATCCAAAAGGGCGATATTGAAGGACATCCATTCCACGGAAACCAATATGAGACTGGCGAAAGTGGAGGCTCAGTATCACCAGACGCCAAGCAGTTCATTACCGACTCCGCCAGCAAGTTTTTTAGTAAGGGTGGCAAAGTAACCTTCTACGATTGCAAGAGCAGTCAAGATTCCTACGATAAGTTCCCATCCCTTTGGGGCGTTGGTAAGGGCGAGGGTGGCGAAAACGACTACTCCAAGGGTCAAGCAGCAAAGATTGACCGAGCCCTTGCCTCATCAGAAAAGAAACTTGAAAACACAACCGACCCAGAGATGAAGACGCAAGTTCTTCGAATCACCAACGGTTACAGAATGATGGAAGATACGCTTAACGACTTTATGTCGAGTGGCGGAAAGATGATTGTCGCAACAGACAAGAACGACCAAATCTGCGCCATCATGAGAATTGGAAACACCGATGCCAAGGGGAACGTCTACATCCCTGAATTGGGCTCAACCAATAAAGTGCCTGGCGCTGCGACGGCCATTCAGTATGAACTGGCAAAATACGCAAGCGAAAACGGCTGGGGCGTAACAGCGACCGCTGGTCGAGGCGCCGAGGGTTATCACCAGGCGATTGGTCGAACAACCACACCAACGGGTCAAATCGGTGAAGACGGATACGTTTGGAACAGTTCTTCTTGGACGCCACAACAATGCGCCGAGATTGCCTCACTTTCAGTTAAGAACCCAAATATCGAAATCGCTAAGGGCGATGTAGAGGGGCACGTTTTCCACGGAAATCAGTATGAAGCAGGTCAGGGCGGAGAAGAAATTCCCGTACAAAGATTGGTTCGTGCTTGGTCTATAACAGACAACACTGATAAGTGGCGTCAGTTAAGCGATTCATGGAGCCAGCAACTGCAAAACGCAGTTCTAAACGCACCGCCATCAAAGTCGGAATTGTTTTCGGGTGTGAGCGTTCCACCAAATGAACTCGAACAAAAATACGGCATTGGCAAAGAACTGAAAATGACACTTGCTTCATTTACTGACAAGCCGAGCGTTGCTAGAGATTTTGCTTCAAAAAGAGAAGGCTATAAAATATACAGTACGCCTAGAAGCAATTTGAAAGTAATACTTCACCTTCCCGCAGGAACCAAAGCACTTGACACAAACCAATACGGGGGCGTTGCCCGTTTCCACGAGCAAATTGTAAGTGGGGATTTCGTTGTTGTCAGTCAATCGAAATCGGCTGGTTACACGAACGTATACCTTCAGCAAAAAACAATTCAAAAAGGTGACGTTGCTGGACATGCTTTTCATGGCAATCAATACACCGGGGGCATACGTGTCTATCGTGGCGTGACAAGTTCCGCTGGTCGCCAAGCGACCCTCGACGGCTCAATCGGTCGAGGGACATCGGGAGATGCTCTCTACATGACAAGCAGTTACGACATGGCACACGCCTATGCAAACGGCTATGGAACTGAAAACCCAACCGAGCCACATGTCATGTCAGGAACAATTAGCCCATCGGCAAAATTGATTGACAGCAAAGACCTCCCAGACGAAATTGCAAACGAACCAGAGTCAGAATGGCTAAAAGCAAATGGCTACGACGGAATGGTTATTCACCACAATGGTGGCGGGATTTTCGGGGATGAGCAAAATGACGAAGTTGTCATTGTAAACCCCAGCGTTGTTAAGTGGGATGAAGAGGATGCAAAAGAGCCCGGTGTTGAAAAGGCGAAGCCCAATAAACACCTCGTCGAGGCAGAGGAATTACGTGAAGACGCAAAGATTGCCCAACTTATGGGCGACTTTGACGGCGCAAATGAACTCCACTACAAGGCGATGTTAGAGCGTGAGAAGGCAGAAAAAATCACCAAGGGCGACAAGCCGGGGCATGAGTTTCACGGAAACCAATATGAAAAAGTTGGTGGTTTTCAGGCTCTGAAGACGACCGAGGTTGCCAAAAAGTTGGGTAACAAAAAGATTCTTGGTGGCGTCCAAAACACTGGTTTTACCAAAGTCGAACTGGCAGACGGCTCCATCGGAATCATCAAGCACGGCATGACCCAGGAGGATGCGGACAAAGAAGTTCTAGCCTCCAAGATTGGAAAGGCTAGATGCCCCAGTCCGTGACGCTGTAATTATCAAAAAGACCCCCAGCGGAAGATGCGATGTCCTTAGCCCATTCGTTGACGGAAAGGTAATCAGCACTGATGAAGACCTTGACCCGTCGGAAGTGGCCGAGACAATGGGCGCAAAGGCTCAGACAGACATGGCACGAGTCCAGTTCCTCGATGAAGCAATCGGCAACCCTGACCGCAACGTCGGAAACGTCATGGTTTTTCAACACGACGGCACTGAGCGACTTTTGGGAATCGACCACGGCCTTTCCTTTAGTTACGAACCAGACGCCCACGAACTTCTAGACCTTGCCCAAAGCGCACACTATTCAAATGCCGAGATAACCAGGGCAGACAAAAAAATGCAATCACTGACATCTGACGCAAGCGTCCCAGAGAGCCTTCGGATGAACATTTTGAATGAAACCATGCCCGCCTGGAACGGATTCATGAAGGAATGGTCAGCAAACCAAAAGCCAAGCAAATAAAGGCTTTTGAGCCACTATAGGTCGGTATTCTTGACCTAAATGGCTAATTCCTCTAGAATGGTTGAAGCCCCCACGGGGGCGACTACCCAAGGAGGTTGTTCTATGAACACCAACGTAAGTAGCCGAGCATCGTTGCTTGGTTTGTATTCCTCTGGCATTGGAGCCCGTTGAGAGGTACGGTGCGAGGGGTTGTGTTAGCCCTCGCTACGACAGTAGGAGCCTTCCATGGAAGCACTCCGGCCTCTAACCATTCCGTGACCCCTGCCGTCCAAACGCAGGCCACCGAAAAGGCTGTTTTCTATGCCCACGTTGACAACGCACCATTGGCACCGCCAGTAGCGCCGAGCCCAATGTCAATCCTCCCTGCTTCCAGCCGGGCTGGGTTCATCTGCATCATGTGGGATGAAAGTCGCTCAACGCCGAGCCACCTAAACCCGAACGACCTGAATGTCAATTCGGGCGCCGGGGGCATCTTCCAATTCCTCCCGTGGATTTGGCAAGCCGGTGCGAATGAACTAGGAATCACCACCCAGTTTGCTAATGAGGCCAGTGTCACGGAGCAGTTTGAAGTTGCTTCTTGGTACTACGTCCGAAACAGCGGTTTTTACCCCGAATGGTCTGGCGACAACTGCTAGAGAATGACTTGCTTTGTATCGGTCATTTTGATACCGTTACGCAATGACATTTGAACAGTGGTTACAAGTCGGCGTAGAGAACGGATTTTGCTCCGAAAGTTTCTGCAACACGCATGACGGTTCACCGACCGGGGAAAAGGAAGAACGTTTGTGGGAAGAGGGCTACGACCCTTGTGTCCACATGGTTCGACTAGGGAATCTTGCCATTTGGGAGCAAGACGCACAAGACTACGCCCAGGCAGATGTCCACTGAGAACGTACCAGTTGGATACTGGCGATTTGACGACGTTCACGCAAAATGCTTGCACGAGCCCGACGGGACTTACAGCGTAACCATTTATTCACCGGACTTTGAAACCGAAGACGACATGGATAAGTGGAACCAGGATATTCAAACCATGTTGAACGAAATCAAACGAAGGAAAAATAATGGCTAAAACCTGCAAACACAACTGGGTGCTTAGGACAATGGGTGCCAAAACCTATGTAACGTGCGCCAATTGCTCAGACCGATTCCCCGTCGACCAAAGTGCTGACGGCTCCCCCTACAAAGGACCTGTTCCGGAAAGGTACCAAAATGGCTGACCTTCTCAAATCAAACTCCGAACTACGCAAAGACCGAATTTGGAACTGGACACTTCCAGCGTGGAATGTACGCCTTTCCAGCGGGAAACTATTCAAGACCTGTCCGAACGCAGGCGTATGCGCCCAGTATTGCTACGCCCGAAATGGCACATTTATGTTCAGCAACGTTAGGTCTGCACACCTCAGAAACCTGGAGATGGTTCTAGACGCCCCAAATGAATGGACTGATGCGATTAACGCAGAATTGTCTAAGCCAAGGTTCCGTCCAAACGGAGAACCAAGGTCTTTCAGCAACATGGTCGAAGACGAGTGGCTCTCTGAGTGGGCTAAAAACGGAGGCTCCGCAGTCAGAATCCACGACTCTGGGGACTTCTTTTCCGAAGAGTACTTAGATTTGTGGATGGACATTGCCGAGAAGAACCCCGACGTTCTTTTCTACGCCTACACCAAAGAGGTTGCGATGTTCAAGAAGCGCAAGTTCTTCCCAGTCAACTTCCGCTATCTTTTTAGCACCGGCGGTCTACAGGACGACTTGATTGACGCAGATTCCGACCGACACGCTGATGTCTTTCCCACGCCGGAAGCGATTGAGGACGCCGGGTACGTTTCGCAAGATGCCAGTGATTTGCTGGCAATTATGTTGAATACGACCAGGATTGGCATTACAGCCAACAACATCAAGCACTTTAACAAGAAAATGGCGGGACGACGATTCAGCGAACTTACAATCAAAAAGAAGTGATGGAACGAAGCAATTACACGTCTCGCACCGGCGATGACGTGGTTCGTTACGTCGCTAGATACTGGGACGAACTTGGCTGTTCACCAACAATTAGGGATATTTGCAGGGCTTTTGAAATCCGAAGCACTTCCACTGCCCTACGAATTGTCCGAGATTTGGAACAAAAGGGGAAGATATTCCGTGACCCCTATCGTCGCTCGATAAAGGTCGTTGACGGTAAAACAGAGGGTTTTTGTCGTCATGATTGGCGGGTCAGGAACCCGGAATCCAAAGACGGCACCTTCATCGTCCACTGTCTGCATTGTCAAAGAATCACGGAAGTCGAATTAACACCAGATTCGGAAAATCCAAGCACATGGTTACGATACGTTGGGGAAGTACGGTAAAGTGACAAGGGTATGGTAACATCTGTGGAGAATCTGTTGACAAAGGAGAATACCGTGACGCAGACAATCAAAGAAGCATCAGACAAGGTTTGGCAAGCCGTAACCCAGGACGCCTACGACGCTGGGGATATTGGTCAACTCATCTCACTCGCACTTGACCTTCAAGAGCGATACAACTCGCTTCTGGTGGAGAACGATGAACTCCGTGTTCACAACCAATACTTGGTGAACGCCGTAGAGATTTCTGGACGCCGAATCGAGCAACTGGAGCCATTCTCGCACCTTGTTCAGTACGCCGAAGAAGTAGAGCCATCGGTAAAGTAATCATGGCAAAACTCACTTGGCGCTCAGAGGACTTTGACCAAATCACCGCTGACAACTCCCCCTATCGGTACACGATTTGGGCGGGGAAAGACCAGCCCGCAGAACTCCGTATTATTCGTCGTGAAAACCTTGGCGGAATACTTTCACCAATGTACGACTTTTCTTTGTTTGCAAAAGACATCAAGAGCGCAATGAAGTTGGCGCAAAAGATTGACCGTCTTTTCTCAAAGCACTCTGACCACAACAAGCCAGTTTCTCTGTAGTCCACCACTGGTGTCACACCAGTCTGCTATGTTGTTGGGATGAACTCAACCCCAGTTTACCTGAGCAACAAGCCGACCGGCATTTCTCCAAGTCGTGTCAATCAGATTGAAACTTGCCCAAAGCAGTACCAATACGTTTCAATTGAAAAGTTGCCAGAGAAGAAGAAGATGGCAACATACAGGGGAACTTTCTTCCACGAAGTCTTGGAAACGATGTTTCTTCGCACCGCAGAATCACCACAGGAGCGAAGCGTGGAACTTGCGCTGGAGATTATGCGAGAAATCGTGCCCGTCTCTTTGAGCGCCGAAATCGCCGAAGAAATGGAACTCGATGCGAAGGGCGTTCAGACCTTTCTGGCCGATGTCTCCAAATACGTCCGCACTTACTTCACAATGGAAGACCCCACATCCGTCACCTCAGAGGGGATTGAAGTTCGCTACGACCTAGACATGGGCGGATTCGGGCTCCGTGGAATCCTCGACCGCCTTGACCGTGACCCTGACGGTTCCCTAATAATTGTCGACTACAAGACGGGCAAAGTTCCCTTTGGAAAGTACAAGGATTCAGCACTTCTCCCGGCGAAAATCTACGCCTATTTGTGCGAACAAGTGCTTGGTGAGCGACCAAAGACAATCCGACTTCTCTATGTCCAGTTTGGAAAAACACTTGAACTAAGCGTGACAGACAATGACATCGAACTTGCCGAGCGACGTGTTCGTCAGGCTTGGGGCAAGATTGAAGAGTGGTACGAGGCTGGCTTTTTCCCAGCAACAAAGAACAATCTCTGCGAAAACTGGTGTTCATTTAAGGACATCTGCCCGGCTTGGCATGACGAGGAAGACTTCCCCTTCTAGTCAACACTTGCATTTTCCAAAACGTACTCTACGATTTGTTTTGTCAAGACCGTTGGGTTTTTACCACACGGAACAAGTCGCAAGGAAGAGTACATGGCACGAAAGTTAGTACGACTCAACATCAAGGAGACCAGTGGTGTTGACCACCCTGCCCACCTTCACGATGGATGGGTTGTAATGAAGTCTGCCAATCCTTCCGAAGTTACTGCCGTACTTGACGAACTCCGCCCAACCAGTGATGGTGACGGCAACCCTACTGAGGCGCCCGCTTCAGTAGTTTCCAAGACGGAAGGAATCACTATGCCTGAAACGGCTCTTACTGACAACGCAGAAGTTGTTGTCATTCCAGAGTTGGCGACCGAGGCTGAGATTGTTAAGGCGATGCCTGCTGTAGTCAAGAAGATGCTTGACGAAAGCAAGGCCACCGCTGAGGCTGCTCTCCGCAAGGCTCAGGCTTCAGAGTCGGCCCTCATTGCCGAGCGTAACGCTCGTGCTGACGAGGCTGCTGTACTGAAGGCTGCCCAATGGTCACAACTCAACCTTGACCCTTCAATCGTAGGTCCAAGCCTTCGCCAACTTTCAGAAGTTGACGGCGCACTTGCCACCGAGATTGTTAAGGCCCTCGACTCAGCGAACGCTCAACTTGAAGCGAACGTTGTATTCACCGAAATCGGAACGGACGCACCTGCTGCTTCTGACGACGCTTTCTCGAAGATGGAATCACTTGCCAAGGCAGCAGTTGCCAACGGCACTTCACCATCATTCGAGTCGGCTCTGATGTCAGTTGCTCAGTCAAACCCTGACCTCTACACCGCTTACCTCAACGAGAAGGCACGATAAGTCATGGCTTACGAACAGAATCCATATGCAATTAAGGTAACGATGGTCGCAGACGCTTCAGCAGCGTCAGGCACCAGCACCTCAGTTGCTCTTCAATCACAGTTCACCTTCGTGAAGATTGCTTCGGCATCTATCACGGGTGCGAACGAATCAGGCTCGGTTGCCACTGCTGTGAGCGCCGCTACTGACCGTCCGCTTGGTGTCCTCCAGAACCAGCCACGTGCTTGGTTCAGCGCTGCTTCAGCACTCGAAGGCGTTTCGGAATCAGAAATCACGATTTCGGGCGTCACCAAGGTTGTTGCTGGTGGAAGCATTTCCGTTGGTTCAGTAATCGGTACTTCTGCAACTGGCACCGCCGTTGCAATCGTTCCCGGCACTGACACCACTAAGTACATCCTAGGTACGGCTCTGACCGCAGGCGTCTCCGGTGACATCATCACCGTAGTCATCGACTGTGGCAACGCAAGCCGTGCTGCATAAGGCAGAGAGGAATAAACCATGCCACAGCCAAACGTAAATAACGTTCACATTGATGCAATCTTGACCAACATCTCGGTTGCATACATTCAGAACACTGCAAACTTCATCGCCGACAAGGTATTCCCAGTAGTACCTGTTGACAAGAAGAGCAACCTTTACTTCAAGTACACCAAGGACGACTGGTTCCGTGACGAGGCTCAGCGCCGTGCCGATGGCACTGCATCTGCTGGTTCAGGCTACGGACTGTCAACCGACAACTACTCTGCCGACGTTTTCGCCTTCCACAAGGACATTGGCGACCAGACCCGTGCAAACTCAGACAACCCTCTGAACCCTGACATGGAAGCAACGCAGTTTGTAACTCAGCGTTTGCTCCTCCGTCGTGAAGTTCAATGGGCTACTGACTACTTTGCATCAGGCGTATGGGCTAACAACGTTACGGGTTCATCCTCGTACTCGGCGGGTAGCACCACTTACAAGTGGAGCGACTACGTGGAGGCAACTTCATACAACTCAAACCCAATTACGGACGTTGAGTTGGCGAAGGCCACCATTCTTCAGAACACTGGTTACGAGCCCAACACGCTCGTTCTCGGCTACGCCGTATTCCAGACCCTGAAGAACCACCCATTGCTCGTAGACCGTTACAAGTACACCCAAGCCGGTGCAATTGTTACTGAGGACCTCCTCGCACAATTGTTCGGTGTTGACCGTGTTCTCGTTGCTAAGGCAGTTGTCAACAGCGGTAAGGAAGGCTCAAACGCCCAGTCTTACAACTTCACTGTTGGTAACAACGCTCTGCTCTGCTACACCGCTCCAAACCCAGGTTTGATGACCCCATCTGCTGGTTACACATTCATGTGGACTGGCGTTTCCGGTGGACTCGGCACGACCGTTGGTGTTTCACGCTTCCGCATGGAAGAGTTGAAGGCCGACCGTGTTGAAGGCGAAATCGCTTTCGACAACAAGGTTGTTGCTGCTGACCTCGGTTACTTCTGGTCAGGTATCATCTAATCATGAGCAACGAAACCCGTCGTCAGTACCGTGCAGTAGTTCCCTTTGAAACTAAGGGACCGAACCACGTACTGACGGCGGGGGACGTGCTTCCCGAGGACTTTCAAGACGACTTCCTAGAAATTATGCTAGGTCTCGGTAAGATTGAACTCATCGAGGCGCCTACCCCCGCCCCAAAGAAGTCGGCACCAGTTGCCGAAACACCTGCACCAGTTGCAGACGCACCAGCAGTCGCTGATGCACCCGCTGAAGACGCAGAAATTGCTCCAGCGCCCGCCAAAAAGACTTCCTCAAAAAAGGCGTAGTTTAACTTCTCAACCCTTGCTTTATGCAGGGTCATGGGTTAATCTTTCAGCATGTCACTAAAAGATGCTCAGCAACGTCTCAAAAAGGACGTGAGTTGTCGGACTCTTGCTGTCTATCAGGCTCTTGATAAAGAGGACAAGAAAACCTTTGATGGTTTTGTCGCTGATAAATTGGCTCCCGGCGCAATTCACCGAATCCTTGTTATGGACGGAATTAAAATCGGCGATAAAGCAGTTCGTTATCACCTGACTGGTTCATGTGTCTGCCTTGAAGGGTCGGCACATAAGGGGGCTTATCGTGAGTCTGCGTGACGCCGAAAACTCCCTTCCAAAGCGTGTCGTCCCCAAACTTCCCAAGGGCTATGAGCCTGAAATCAAATGGGACGGTGCGAAGGGATTCGGCTTCGTAGACAGTCAGGTAAAACTCTCGCCAGAGGACGCTACTGACCCAGCAATTTGGGAAGAGATTATTGCTGATTGGGGACTAGACCCTAAGACCACCGAACTGGTTGACGGCTCTATCCACATCCGTGCCTGGGACACCAACGCAGGCGAGGGTGAAGTAAAGAGGCTCAAATACTATCGTGCCCAGATTCGCAAGCGCACGGAGGCCGAGGGCGTAAGTAGCATCAACTTCGAAAAGTTGTTTGACTCTGTAATTAAGCGCAAGCCCCCTGGTAAGTCAAAGAAGAAAAAAGACACTGGGAACAGGGCTTTTGCAGTCTTCTTCTCCGACTGGCAACTTGGTAAAAACGAAAGTGGTGGCGTAGAAGCAACCATCGAACGAATTCACCTCGCCCAGGACATCACAATCGAGCGAATCAGGGAACTCATCAAGGTCGGACGTGCGCCAAACGTCATCTATGTATGCGGAATGGGCGACCTTGTAGAAAATTGCTCCGGGCACTACGCAATGCAGACATTCACAGTCGAATTAAATCGACGTGAGCAAAAGGATTTGGCAATTGCGTTGATTGACCGATTCATCGAACTTGTGGTCGACAACTTCCCTGACATTAAGATTGTCATCACCGCAGTTCCAGGGAACCACGGCGAAAACAGGAACTCTGCGGGTAAGGCATTTACTTCGTGGACTGACAACGACGACTTGGACGTTTTCAGCACTACGTACCGTATGTACCTCAAAAACCCCCAGAGATACAAGAACATATCAATGCCTCAATTTGACGGGCTTATTCAGGAAGACCTGACTGTCACTTTGGACATTGCTGGCGTTCCAGTAACCCTTGCTCACGGGCACCAGTTTGGAAAGGGCCCTGGCGGAAGCGTCGGAAAGATTGAATCCTGGCTAAGGGGTCAAGCCCTCGGACGAACCCCGGCCTCGCAATGCGCCATCATGGTTTCAGCACACTTCCACCACTACATTGGCTCAGAGGCCACTGGAAGGACTGTTTTTCAGTGTCCAGCGATGGATGGTGGGTCTAAGTGGTTTACGTCACAGACTGGCGCTAATTCGCCCGCTGGCATGCTTACGATGGGAATTGGACTCGATTATGGCGTCCGTGGCTGGGGAGACCTGTCAATTCTATGAGTTACTACCTCGCCGGGTCGCTTTACACCGACAAAAAGTCAAATGAAGAGGCGCTAGAACGGCTTCGTTCAAAGGGTTTCTCTGTTTTTTCAGCATATGAATCGGGCGAAACCCAAATAAACGCCTTCAAAAAGATGTTTGATTGCGACGCAATCATTGTCATGCCAGGATGGGCGATGTCAGAGCAAGTTCGTGGAGAGGTCTTTTTAGCACTTACCGCAAATTTGCCCATCTTTGCCTACCACCACCATCGACCAGAACTTTTGGAAGAATTGTCGAACTTGAAGATTGTCACCCGAGCGGAGATGTTGGCAAAGTGAGTTCGTATAAGGCTTGGAAAGACGGCACGGAGGATGAGGGCTGGGTTCAGACGCCTTGGGAACTTCTTCCTGGCGTAAGAACAGGCGAAGAACTAACCCGTGGCGAAAAAGCAGCAGATGCTGTTCGAAACCGCATGGGTTCATGGGGCTTCGTGGGTTTTTTCCTGTTGTTTATGGCTATTTGGGCGGTAGTGAACGTCTACTGGCTCAACAACAAGGGGTTTGACCCGTACCCATTCATCCTTTTGAACCTTTTTCTCTCCATGCTGGCTGGCTTGCAAGGAGCGATTCTCCTAATCGCAGCCAAGCGAGCAGATGCGGTTGCTGCGGAACAGGCGCTTTCTCACCTTTCCATTTCCAAATCAAGCAGTGAGATGATTCGTGAAATGCGAGCAGAGATTTCAGCAATCAAGAAACTCCAAGAGGAAATACACGGCTTTGTTGAGGCGGAGAAAAAGAAAAATGTCTAAGAAACTCTGGGAAGAATGTCGCAGAATAAACAAGTTTCTACAAGAGGAAGAAACTAAGATTCGCAACATGCGAGAAACCCGTTCATACCCAGTTGCTTCACAACCATTTATTGCGACAATCTCTGTTCACAGCGGTCATCAGACCGTTCAGTTCCCAGCCGGAACCGAAATAAATGCAAATTCAGCAAACAATTCGCTGGAACAAGCCCTGATTTACCTGAACGAAGCAACAAAAACAGTCCTTTCGCTCCTTCAACAAACACAGCCCACGAAATCAGTAACGTGCTGTGGAAATTGCAAGCGTTCCTTGTAGGTTCATCGCCTTATGGCAACGGGTTTTTTGAAAACCTGTGGCAGACTATTACTCAGTAGACGCCCCTCTCTAGGAGTATTTAATGGCACAGATTTTTTCCAACGAAGGCTTGACCGTAATCCTTAACCAAGTGATTACCGCTACGCCAACGACTTATTCAAACCTTTACGTCGGTCTTTTCACCGGCGGTTCGGGGTCGACGGTTCCAGCGAACACAGCAACTCTGTCTGCTTTTGGCGGCTCATTTGCTGAGCAAAATGGCTCAGGATACTCACGTCAAGTTGTTTCATTCGGCGCACCTGCCTCGGCGACTACATCGGTTCTTTCGACTACTCTTTCCGCCCAAGCAACTTCAGGCGTATACGTCGTCACCCTTACTTCAACCACTGGTTTGGTTGTCGGTATGAACATCGTCATCGGAACGGAAAGCACGAAGGTCATCACTGGTCTCCCCGGCGGAAACCAAGTAGTTCTTTCTTCAGCAATCGTTTCGACCCAATCAAACGGTGCAACTGTTACCGCTGGTGACGCAGTTAACGGTGAAAAGACACTCGGCGCACAGGTTACGTTTTCCGCAACCGGCCCCTGGACTGCATCAACTGGTTACTTCATCACAACCGTTGGTTCAGGAACTTCAGGAAAGACCCTGTACTTCAGCAACTTCGCTGACGGTTCGACGCCAGCGCTTGCTGCGAATGACACCTTGAAGGTAACACCTACCTGGTTGATGAGCAACTAATCCTCGGTGGTTAGGAGCCAACAATGGCGTACCCCACTGAGATAAACGCTTTCTCATACAGCGGTGGAGCATACCCCACTTACTTAACAGCAGGACTTGCCTCGACCTATTCACCAGGTCAGACAATCTCTCTCGCCGATACCGCCACATGGTACGAAGTAGGGCACGACGGACAAGCGACTTCAAACCCGCTTGGGACATCGGGCAATTTCCAAATCACCCTTAACTTCGCTTCCGGCGTTGAGGAAAAGATTCTTTGCTCCTCAGTCAACCTTTCGACTGGCGTAGTAACGGTTTGGGAAGATGGCGTCAACAATGGTCGTGGCTATGACGGCTCGGGGATTTCAGCACACGCAGTCGGCGATGGAACGACAAAAGACTGCTTTCCATCAATTGGTGGCTCAGACCTTGTACGAGCAAACCTTGGCGTTCGTAATTCAGCCTTAGACAGCACCGTTGTCCACCTCAGTGGCACAGAGACCATCACTGGTGCAAAGACCTTCTCTCAGACGGTTGCAGCGCCCGACCTTTCCTTGGCTGGTTCAGGAAGTGGCGCTACAAACCTTGTATCAAAGGCGAGCGCATCTGGAACCCTCACAGTTCCTTCAGCAACCGACACCCTTGTTGGTCGAGCGACAACGGATACGCTCACAAACAAGTCGATGGATGGTGGTTCAAACACCTTCACCAATATTGGAAACTCGTCTCTGACGAACTCCTCCATCCAGTTCAACTCAACTCCAGTCAGCCTCGGCGGTTCCGTCAGTGTTGTAAATGCTTTTTCGGCAGGGACAACTGGTCTTACGCCAAGCACCGCAACATCTGGTGCAATTGTTCTGTCTGGAACGCTTTCCACAAGCAACGGTGGTACTGGCCTTACTGGTTTCGGTTCTTCAAACCAGGCAATTTACTCATCATCTTCTTCAGCCCTTGTTGCCGGGACGCTTCCTGTCCTTGCAGGTGGTACGGGCGTAACAACTTCGACGGGTTCTGGCTCTGTCGTTCTTTCTACGAATCCGACAGTCAGTCAACCAACGTTCCAAAACGGATTTATCCTTAACGGTACTTCTTCGGGCACAATCACCATCGGTGTACCTTCAAGTGCTGGCTCCAACACAATAACGTTCCCAGCAACAACGGGGAATGTCGTCACAACGGGCGACACAGGGACTGTCACAAGCACAATGCTTGCTGGTTCCATCCCAGACTCAAAACTTTCCACAATCAGCACCGCTGGAAAAGTCGCAAACTCTGCCACCACTGCGACAAACAACAACACTTCAAACGCAATCGTCGCTCGTGACGTTTCTGGAAACTTTATTGCTGGCACAATTACAGCGACCCTGAGCGGAAACGCAACGTCAGCAAACACCCTTTCGACGCCACGTCAAATCAATGGAGTCTCCTTCGACGGCTCCACAAACATCACCATTACCGCCAATCCATCCGGCTCGGCGGGCGGAGCCCTTACGGGTACATATCCAAACCCAACACTGGCTTCAGTAAGTCAGACAAACACCACTGGCTCAGCGACCAACTCATTCGTTTCATCTGTTTCTGTCGATTCATACGGACGGGTAACGGGTCAGGCAACAAGTCCAATTAACGTTGCGACCACAAGCCAACAGGGTGTTGCATCATTCAGTTCTTCAAACTTTGCGGTTACGTCTGGGGCGGTGTCTCTTGCCACGGGCGGTGTTCCGAACACTGCTCTGGCAAACTCGTCAATCACCATTGGTACTACGACAACCTCTCTTGGCGGAACAAGCACAAGCCTTGCAGGTCTGACCTCTGTTTCAGCAACAACTTTCGTCGGAAACTTAACGGGTAACGTTTCTGGAAATGCAGGAACCGTAACAAACGGTGTCTACACGACAGACTCTGGAACGGTTACAAACACCATGCTTGCTGGCTCAATCGCCGATAGCAAGTTGAACACGATTACTACTTCGGGCAAGGTTGCAAACTCCGCAACAACAGCGACGCAATCAAACACAGCAAACGCAATTGTTGCACGTGACGCAAGCGGTAACTTCAACGCAAACATCATTACCGCTAACTTGGCTGGTAACGCCACAACAGCAACGACGGCCACAACAGCAACAAACGCTCAAAACTCGGCAATCACCAACGACCTTTCAACGAACTCAACGTTCTACCCAGTATTTGTAAACGCAAGTTCAGGCAATGCTCCAATCGAAACATCATCAACAAAACTGATGTTCAACCCATCGACTGGGACACTGACTTCGACGGTTCTCTCCGCTTCTTCCGTAACGACCGGGACAATCAACAACACCGGAACGCTTACGCTCCCAACAAGCACTGACACTTTGGTTGGACGTGCCACGACGGACACACTTACAAACAAGTCAATCTCTGGCTCGTCAAACACAATCACCAACATTGGTAACTCGTCCCTGACCAACTCGCAAGTAACCATTGGTTCGACAGCGATTTCCCTGGGGGCGACTGCAACGACGCTGGCTGGCCTCACTTCAGTTTCAACACAATCAATTTCTATAACTGGAATCACCGGAGCAAATGCTGGCAATACTCGACTGGTAGGAACTACCGCATCAGGAGCGCCTACAACAGGAACGTTCTCCGCAGGTGACGCAATCATTGACCAGACTGGAACTAT